AACCCTGGAGGTGTAGGTCACCAATGGGTTAAAAGATTATTCATTGATAAAGACTATCGTGGTACTGAAAATCCTGATGATTATTTGTTTATACCTTCTACAGTTTATGAAAATGAATATTTAATGAAACACGACCCTAATTATGTTAGAGTTTTAGAGAATCTTCCTGAAGATAGAAAACAAGCAATGTTATATGGTAATTGGGACGTATTCGACGGTCAATTCTTTCCTGAATTTAGAAGAGATATACATATCGTTGAACCGTTTGAAATTCCTAGAACTTGGAATCGCTATATAGCGTTAGACTATGGTTTAGATATGTTTGCTGTTTTATTTATCGCTATGGATACAAGAGGTAAGGCTTATGTTTATAACGAGATATATAAACCTAACTTAATTGTTAGTGAAGCATCTCAAACATTAAAGTCTCAAATGAGAAATAGAGAATATAAAGCAATTTATGCTCCACCTGACCTTTGGGGTAGAAATAGAGACACTGGTAAATCTACAGCAGAAATATTTAGGCAAAATGGATTAGTGTTTACAAAGGCTTCAAATAATAGAGTAGACGGTTGGTTAAATGTAAAAGAGTGGTTAAGAGTTCAAAAAACACGTAATGAACAAACTGGTGAACCTATAGAGACTGCAAAAGTTGAGATTTTCTCAAATTGTAAGAATCTGATACGTTGTTTACCACAAATGCAACACGATGATAAAGATCCTAACGACTGTGCTACTGAACCACACGAAATTACTCATATTTGCGATGCTTTTAGATATTTTTGTATTTCTAGACCTAGAGCTAGTGAAAAAGAGACAATTCAAAAGAAATTCTTCGGTTTTGATGATGAAAAACCACCAACTGGAGATTATGGAGAAGAAATTGTACCAATTTAGGAGGTTATTTTATGAAAAAAAGAGTTTTTAGAGAAAAATATTACAATTTAAAAGTTGACGAAGCACAAAAAGAAGAAAAAGTCAATACTAAATTAGATAAAAAAGTAGAAGAAAAACCTAAAAAGAAAAAAGGTGAATAAATGGAATTAATAATTGAAGGTGTATTTATGATTTTAGCCTTTATTTTGGGTTACAAATTCGGCAAGCCTGAAAAAAAGGTCATTGAAGCACCAAAAATAGTAAAAAAAGAGAAAAAAAAGGAAAAAAAGGAGCAAGAATTGGACGATGCTACTGTAATAATGTTGCAAAATATAGACAATTATGACGGTACTGGATTCGGACAAGTAGACGTTCCAGAGGAGGTATAATATGGACTTAAATGAGTTAGAAAAGACTGAAACTTGGAAATTATACGAAAAAGGTCTTAATTATCTACAAGGACAAGGTTATTATTCAAATATAGATCAATTTAATAACTTCTATATAGGAAATCAATGGGAAGGCTTAAAATTATCTAATTCAGTATCTCCAGTTTGCTTAAATATTATTAAACAAATAATTAATCAAAAGACTTCAATAGTTACTGAGAATCTATTTGCAATTAATTACAGCCCTGAAAACGGTGACAATGAGGAATTTATCCAAAATGCACAAAACGTTTGTAAGAGCTTAAATAAATATGCTTCTAAGGTATGGGATTTTGATCAATTAGATTATAAAGTTAAAAGATGGAGTAAAACTGCTGGAATTGAAGGTCAAGCAATATGTTATGTAGACTATAAAGATAAAAGACCTATTAATCAAACAATTAAAACAGTAGATATTATGTTTGGTGATGAAAATTCAGACGATATTCAAAACCAACCATATATTTTAGTTCGTCAAAGGCTTCCGATTTTAGAAGTTAAGAAATTAATTGAAAAAGATTATCCTGAATATCTAGAATTTGTTGTTGGTGACAACGACACTTCTACAATGTCAGGTAATAGAGAAGAAAAAGAAGACAAAATTTGGGTATTAACTAAGTTTTGGAAAGATAAAAATGGTATGGTACACTATTCTAAAGGTATTAAGTATGTGGACTATATTAAAGACGAAGAAATGGGTATTAAACTATATCCTTTTGCTGTGTTTAACTGGGAAGATAGACAAGGTAGTGCTAGAGGTATAGGTGAGGTTGAATACTTAAAACCTAATCAAATAGAAATAAATAAAACAATAATGAGACGTTTGATAACAGTTAAAAATACTGCTTATCCTCAAAAAGTTGTTAATGAAGATGCTATTTCAGATAAGAGTGCAGTAAATAAAGTTGGTGCTACAGTATTCTTTAAAGACGTTGGTAATTTAAGAGCTTCTGACGTATTTATGAGTACTAATCCAGCACAAATGAGTACTGACGCTGAAAAAGTACAAGCTGAATTAATTAATCTTTCTAAAGATTTATCTAACGTATCAGAAGCAACTACTGGTAATCTAGACCCTTCAAGTGCTTCAGGTAGAGCAATTTTAGCAGTACAACAAGCACAAAATCAACCTTTAACTGATCAAGTTATTGCGTTAAAGAAATACTTAGAAGATATTGCTAGAATTTGGTTTGAATATTGGAAGAAAAACTCTAAAGATTTAGTTGTTTTTACTACAGTTAAAGACCAAGTTACTGGAAAAGAATTTGTAAGAGAAGAAAAAGTTGATAGTAAAGTAATGTCTAGATTAGAAACATTTGTTAAAGTCGATATTACTCCAAGAGGTGCTTATGATAGATACGCACAAGAATTATCACTAGAAAACCTAATGACTGGTGGATTTATTGATTTTGAAGAATATGTTGAAAGTTTAGACGCTGATTCAGTAATGCCTAAAGTTAAGTTGGAAAAAATCTTAAATGAAAGAAAAGAAAAACAAACTCAAATTAATGCAATGCAATTAGAAGGAGAACAAATGAAGGATATGGCTAACGCACAAATGGTAGATGCTGAAAATATGGCTAATATCCAAGACGAAGGTTCTTCTTTAATGGCTCAAGCATTAGACCAAGCACAAATGACAGGATACGGAGCTGATACTCAAATGACTGACGTATCTAATAAATTTAGAGGACAATAGTCCTCCTTATATGACTCGAGTTAGGGAAATCTAATGAGAGTTCACCGTCCTAGTCCAGCATAAAAGACTATAAAGAATGATGAGAGAAGCAAACTCGTAAAAAATAGAAAGGAAAAGAATTATGGAAAATAGTTCAACACTTATGTCAGAAGACATTGAAAATTCAGAAGAACTAACTGAAGAAGAAACAGTTCAAGAAGAGGTTGAAGAATCGAAATCAGTCGAACAACAAACTGAAGAAGAACCTCAAGGCAAATTCTATACTGATGAAGAATTTAATCAAAAAGTAAATGAAATTGCTGATAGAAGAGTCGCTAGAAAGATGCGTAAAGTAAATCGTGAACTAGACGACTACAAAGACACTATAAACGTGTTAAAATCACAATTAGGTGGAGAAACAATTGAAGACGTTAACAGTAACTTAAGAAAGTTATATGAAAACGAAGGCGTAGAACTACCTAAGAAATATGTTAGTGAAGATTCGGAATTAAACGAATTACTAGCTGAAAGAGATTTTAAAGATTTTGAAACTGAAGGAATTAAATCAATTACTGATGAAGCTAATCGTTTAGCTGGAATTGGTTATGAAAATTTAAATTCTAAAGATAAAATCTTATTCTCTAAATTAGTTAACAAAATAGATACTGAAAACGATAAAAAAGTTTTAAAAGGTCTAAATGTTGACGAATCAATACTTGAAGATAAAGATTTTATTAGTTTTAGAGAACAATTCAATAGAGAAGTTCCTATTTCTAAGATTTATGATTTATATTCAGGTAAAAGCGAAACAAAAATTAATACTCCTGGAAACTTAGAAAACAAATCGACAGCAGAACGTGAATACTTTACTGAAGAAGAAATTGAACGTATGACTGATGAAGAGTTAGAAAAGAACTGGGATAAAGTAAGAAAATCACAAACAAGACTAAAATAAGAAAGAGGGAATTAAATTATGGCTATAACAGTAGCAACACAAAAAATTTGGCATAAAGCATATGAACACGCTTTACAAAACATTACTTCATTAAGAAATCACTGTGATTTCAAATACGAAAGAGACGCACAAAACGCTGATACAGTATATATTTTAGGAGCAGTTAAACCAACTGTACGTCCTTATGTACCTGGAACTGATATTTCTAGAGACCCTGTAGATGCAACTAGACAAGCATTAGTAATCGACCAATTCAAATACTTCAATATTGAAATGGACGACGTATATAAAGCACAAACTGTACCTGGAGCAATGGAAGCAACTGCTAAAGAAGGTGCAATTGCATTATCAGAAGAAGGAGACAAATATGTAGCTTCATTAGTAAAAGCTGGTGTAGAAGCATCATCTGATCCATTAATGTCAGTTACTAAATTTACTCCAACAAAAGCTAACGCTATTGACGGAATTGAAGAAGGATTCCAAAAATTATATGAAAAGAACAACAAAGTATCTGACACTTATTGGTTAGAAGTTGCACCTTCATATTATAGATTTATCCGTCCTTCAATGACTGAATTATTAACTAACAACATTGAATTAGCTAAAAAAGGTGTTGTAGGTATGTACGGAAATGCAAGAATCACTATTGAAAACTTACTTCCAACTGGTAGAACTGCAACAGGTGAA